TACAATAAACATTGCTAACAATGAAGGTTTTGGTTTAACTACCGCCGAAAGTGTGATGTCGGGTACACCAATCATTGTCAACGTAACTGGTGGTCTACAAGATCAATGTGGTTTTAAATTCGAAGGTAAATATCTCACCGAAAAAGACTACGTAAAAATAGGTTCTCTACATGACAAAAGAAAGTGGTCTGAAGATTTAGGACTTACTTGGGGTGAGTGGGTTAAACCTGTATGGTCATCATCCACGACTTTAAATGGTTCACCTAATACACCTTACATTTTTGATGATAGGATTAATCACTACGACGTGGTAGATTCAATTAAGGAAGTATATGAATGGGGAAGACCTGAAAGAAAAAGAAGAGGTTTGATTGGACGTGAGTTTATGATCAAACATTTCTCAAATAAAACAATGTGTGATTCTTTAATTAAAGGTATTAACAATACGTTTAAGAATTTTAAGAAGAAACCTAAACATCAATTACATAAGATAACATGAGTAAACCAACATTATTATTTAGAGGACCAGTAAAAACTTTAAGTGGGTATGGTTCACACTCGAGAGATCTACTGAAATCTCTTTTCGATATGGATCTTTTCAACATTTACATCGACAGTTCTAATTGGGGATCAACACCAATGACTGCATTGGAACCTGAGACGAATCTATTTCATTTGTGGATTGAGGAGAATGTCATCTCCCAATCAATATCACAACCCGATATCTATGTTCAGGTTACAGTACCTAATGAGTTTCAAAGGATCGGTAAATATAACATAGGAATAACAGCTGGTATTGAAACAACAGTAGCCGCCAAATCATGGATCGATGGTTGTAATAGAATGGATAAAGTTATAACCACCTCAACGTTTTCTCGGGATGTATTATTACAAACTGTTTATAATGAAAATGATAAAGTAAGTGGTAAGTTATTAAAACAACATAAGATTGAAGTACCTCTTGAAATTCTTCACGAGGGTGTTGACACATCCATCTACAATAATATACCTAACGATTTTAAATTAGATATTGAGGAAGACTTTGCATATCTATTTGTTGGTCATTGGTTGACAGGTAAGATAGGACATGACAGGAAAGATGTTGGGATGTTGATTAAATGTTTCTGTGATTCATTTAATGATGTTGAGGATAAACCAGCATTGATTTTAAAAACATCAAGTGCTACCTTCTCCGTCAAACAAAGAGAACATCTTAGAAGTAAAATCACTGACATTACCAAACACTATAGTAACCCACCATCAATCTACTTGTTGTTTGGTCAACTTACTGATGATGAGATGAATGGGTTATATAACCACCCCAAAGTTAAATCAATGGTTACAATAACTAAAGGTGAGGGTTATGGTAGACCACTTCTTGAATATACAATGACGGGTAAACCTGTAATTGCATCAAATTGGTCAGGACATAAAGACTTTTTACCTATGGATAAAGCAATAATGATTGGTGGGAAGTTAGTTGAAGTTGATGAAAGTGCAACAAATGATTTCATTTTAAAGACATCTAAATGGTTCACCGCAAATTATAGTGAAGTTGTAGAAGTATTTAAAATTGTCCATAGAGATTATGAAACATTCCTTGAAAAATCCGAATCGTTAAGATCGGAAAACTTAGAGAAGTTTTCAATAGAATCAATAACTGAACAGTTTAAAACAATTATGGAACCTCTATTAGTGGAGAAACCTAAACAAGTTAAATTAAACATACCCCAATTAAAAAAAATAGAAAAATAATGAAGATATTAGTGACAGGTGGTGCGGGATTTATAGGGACCAACCTTATTAAAAGATTGTTAAGTGAAGGACATAACGTACACTCAATAGATAATTACGATAGTGGTTTGAAAGAAAACGAAGTTGAGGGGTGTAACTACCATACGGGTGACATACTAATTGTTAGTCTTATGGATAAAGATTTTGATATCATATATCATTTGGCTGCTCTTTCAAGAATACAACCTTCTTTTGATAATCCATTATTAACTTACGACACTAATGTAACCGGTACTCAAATGGTTTGTGAATTTGCAAGAACTATTGGTGCTAAAGTAATTTATGCTGGGTCATCATCAAGATGGCACAATCCATACCAATCACCATACGCATGTTACAAACATCTTGGTGAGGAAATATTAAAAATGTACCGTAAGGTTTATGGTTTAAACTGTGAAATTGCACGTTTCTATAATGTTTACGGACCTAATGAAGTTGTTGATGGAGATTGGGCCGCAGTTATAGGTATTTGGAGAAGACAGGTAAGAGATGGTGAAAAAATAACAATTGTGGGTGACGGTGAACAAAGAAGAGACTTCACACATGTTGTTGATATTGTAGATGGTCTTTATAAGATTGGAATGACTGATAAGTCCCATGATGATGCGTGGGAGTTAGGGACAGGTACAAACTATTCTATTAATGAAATGTGTTCAATGTTTAAAAAGAAGTTTGGGACCGATCATATATCCATACCCGACCAACCTGGCAATTATCGAGTTACACTAAGAGAAAATAACGATACCGTAGAACAATTAAAGTGGGAACCTAAAGATCGTTTACAAACCTACATAGATTCTTTATGAAAATAACTTATGCAATTACAGTAAAGGATGAATTCATTGAGATACAAAGACTTATTAGTCATTTACTTAAACTTAAACGGTATAAGGATGAGATTGTAGTATTATACGATCAAAAAAACGGTGATAATGAAATTGCTCTTTATCTCACAAAATTAATGAAATTACCTAATGTCCAATTTTGGAGAGGTTATTTTGATGGTGACTTTAGTGTATGGAAAAATCAACTGAGTGAATATTGTTCAGGTGATTATATTTTCCAAATAGATGCGGATGAGATACCAAACACCAACCTGATTAGTTCATTACCGAGTATAATTGAAATGAATCCCGAAAACGATGTTTTCTTAGTACCTCGTGTTAATACCGTAGATGGTTTAACTGATGAACACATTAAAGAATGGAGATGGAATGTTAATGAAGATGGTTGGGTTAATTGGCCCGATTACCAATGGAGAATATGGAAAAACATCCCAACTATTAAATGGGTCAATAAGGTACACGAAAAGTTAGATGGTTTTAAAACTTTCTCACCTTTACCTGAGGAGGAAGACTTTTCTTTATCCCACCCCAAAGATATTAAACGTCAAGAGAGACAGAATAACTTTTATAATGATTTGATGAATGGACATTAGTTTAGTCTTAGCAGTATATAACAACCTTGACTACACAAAAGATTGTTATGATAGGATAAGAGAAATCTATCCCAACGCACCTATGGTGATTAGTAGTGGTGGATCGACAGATGGTACCCTATCATGGTTAGAGTCGTTGGATGATGATTTTCTATCTTACATGCACGATGATGATAAATTATGTTTCTCCGACAATTATAATTCAGCAATCAAATTAGTTGATACTGAGAAGTTGGTACTCATACATAACGATATGGTTATTGGTGAGAACTTTCTTGAAAATCTTTCAGGTCTTATAGATGAGAAGACCCTCCTTTCGTATACAACAATAGAACCACCAATCTTTAAAGGACATAAAAGAGCGGGTAAGGTAATATTAGATTTAGGTTCTTCATTTCATGACTTTAAATATGATTTGTTTAACCAATACGTTGAAAGAGTTAAACAAAAGAAAACACTTGTAAATGGTGCATCATTCTTTATGTCAGGTTATAAAAGTATGTTTGAAGATGTGGGATTCTTTGATGGATTCTCGTTTGATCCATTCTTTTGTGAAGACGACGACTTTCTAATACGTGCAAAATTAAAAGGGTATAATTTAAAGACGACTGAATGTGCTGTCACCTATCATTTTGTTTCCAAAACAAGTAGAGTGTTAAGAGCTTCCGAAAGTAAACTTAGTGAACATAAAAATATAAGAAACTTTATAAGAAAATGGGGTATACCTATTCCAATATTCAATGAGTTGTACTATTGGGAAGATAATATCTTCAACTACAAGACGTTTTCGATGGGTCTAACGACACGCAATAGTAATAGACTATATAATGTGGAACCTTACTTCGATAAGATTGATTTAGGGACAATTCCTGAAGATTATATATCCAATGAACAACCCAATACCAATTACGATCTAAGGTCTAAATTCATACTAACTGACATAGTAGATGTTATGATAACAGAAACAAGTCCATTCACAGATGAAGATCTTTATACTATAAACAAAATCCGATTATCAATTCCTCACTATGAAGTAGGGGAATATCAAATCGGAAATATGTTAGTTGAAATTAAGAGAAGAGTTTAGTCTTTCGAAATTAATTTAAAAAGTATATTGTATTGGTCTTTTGTTTTACCAGCATCTTTTAAATCATCTTTAGTGATGGTAGGATGATCCAATTCGATATCCTTAGCTAAAAGTTTTTGATATTCATTAAGAAACTCAACATACTTAGGGTTCTTAACCTCTTCAGTACCTTTACCTTTTTTCTTTTCAATTGTTGGACTAATTTGAACACCACCTTCTTCGGTTTTTTCACCGTATGTCGTGATTAGTTCATTACGTAATCCATCAACTTTCTCTCTTTCCGCACTAAGTTTTGCTGAAAATTCAGACAACTCATACTTCAAAAGAATCGATAGAGGTTGTTTATTGAAACCTTCATACACAACTTCTTCTGTTTGAGGGTTTTTAAATCCGTTTATTTCAGCGTCTAACTGTAGGATTTGATCAATTGTTAAATTTGTTACTGCCATTTTGTTTTTAATTTTAATATAATATAAGGTTTATTCATTTAAAAATCAAG